ACCTGCTTGATCTGCGACCGGATGCGCTCCTGCTCGGTCTGGACGAACAGACGCACCACGCCGGTAACGAGCCCGGCGGCAGCGCCGATGGCCGCGCCGATCAGAGCGCCCGGCGGTCCACCCACCTGCATTCCGATCATTCCCCCGGCCAGCGCCCCGCCGCCGATGTCCATGGCCATCCCGCCGACGCCGCCGCGCTGCACGCCCGAGGCAACCAGGCCCAGGCCCGCGCCCAGGCCCGCGCCCGCCAGCGGGGTCATGCCCAGCATCTGGCCGAGCTTTACGCCGGCCAACGCACCGCCCGCCACCGTCAGCGGCACGGCGCGCTTCTGCAGCCCCGTGGTGGCCAGCGCCATCCCGGCCATGAAGGCCAGGTTCGCCACGCCCTTGGAACCAAGGACGCTGCCGAGGGTGGTCTTGCCGCTATCGCTCGCGCCGATGCCGAACAAGTCCTTGAGCTTGGAGGTGTCCAGGATGGAACTCACGCCGGCGCCGCCGCCTTTCCCGCCCAACCCCAGGATGCTCGCGATCTGCGTGAGCGCGCCCGGCGGCTTGGTGACTCCGGGCACGACGGGCTGCGGCCCCGCCGTCACGGAGCCCAGTTGCGCCATCAGGCCGGCATCCGCCGTCATCGTAGGCGGCATGATCATGGGCGGCTCGCCGAGCGGTGTAGGCGGCATCCCGCCGATCGTGGCCAGGAATGCCGGGGCGCCAGTGACAGGCAATGCGGCGAGATCCGCTATGCTGACTCCCGCCGCTGCCGGCGTTCCTGCTGCCGGCGCTGCCGACAGCATCCCCATAATGCCCTTGACGTAATTGACCGTCTCCTGCGGCAAGGGCCGGCCTGCGGCTATGGCTTTGTCGTAATTCCCCGGCCCGTAGTTATAGGCGGCCAGCGCGGCAGGATAGTTGCCTCCATAGCGCTTGAGCAGCCACTGCAGTTGCTCGGCGCCGCCGATGGCGCTCTGGTACGGATCGAACGGGTTGGTGATGCCCCACTGCTGCTGCGTCGAGGGCATCAGTTGCATCAGGCCCTGCGCGCCCCTGGCAGATGTCAAACCAGGGCGGAAGCCCGATTCTTGCTGCGCCACCGCACGCAGCACGTTCTCCGGCACGCCTGTGGCTAGGCTGGCCCGTGAGATCGCATCGCTCGCGTTGCTGATGTCGTCGGCGCTTTCCATCATGCGATCGGCGGAGCCCTGGTGCGATACGGTCGCATCCGAAAAACGGTTGACCGCATTGGCAAACACGATCGCCGACACGTTGTAGATGCCCGCGGCGTCGGCGATGCGGTTGGCACTGCCCTGCGCGCCACCGACCTCGCCGCCGAAGGTGATGCCGCTCTCGGTCTTGGCCGGCGTGTAGCCCGCAGGCGGCGCCATCATGGGCCGCGGCGGCATCCCGCGCTGTAACAGGGTGCCCAGAATTCCGCCGCTGCGGCGGATCTGTTCGGAAGGTTCCCCGTAGCCGGCAAGCTGGGTGGCCATCGACGCGGCTGTCGAGCTGAAGAAATTCCGGACTTCGCCCAGCGCCAGCTTTTTGAAGACATCGCCGAGTGCCTGCCCGATCGATTTCGTCTTCTGCGTGAAGGCGTCGAAGATCTCGTCGAACATCGACTGAAACGCTTCGTACACGCGCTTCTGGTCCTCGATGATGGCGTCGTTGGACTTTTTCCAGCCCTCCAGCCGGTACTTCTGGGATTCGTCAACGGCCTTCTTGTCGATGTCCTTTTGCTTGTTGACCATCTCCTGCTGGAGCTGGGCTTCCGTCACCGAGATATCGATGCCCGCCGCCGCGAACAGGTCCTTGTACCGTTTCAGATACTTCACTTGAGCCTTGTAGATATCCTCCAGATGTTCCTTCTGGAGCCGCGCATCCGTTTCCGCGGCCTGCTGGCGCAGGCCGGTGATCGTGTCGATGTTGGCAACCTTGGTGCGCAGGTCCTGCGCGTCCTGGGCTTCGATATACAGGATCTGCGCTTCGTAGGCGCTCTTGGCGGCTTCCTGCTCGCTTTTGTAATACTCGGCCAGGTCCGTCTTCCGCTGCTCGATGACCTTCGCGTCCATTTCCATCTGTTGGGCGATGCCCAATTTGGCGAGCTCTGCCGCTGCGTGCTCCGGCGTGATGAACTTCTCCTTGAGCAGGACATTCAGCTTGTCGAATAGGTCTTTGTACTTCATCGTCACGGCATCGACCGGCGAGCTCAGGGCGTTGAGTAGTGTCTTGCCCGCAGCGCCGGCCCACTCGGCCACCTGCTTCTGGACGGCCTCCAGATTGTCCTGCGTCTCCTTGGTGAGCTTGCCCGGCTCCGGCAACTCATCCGGCTTCTTGTCCTTCGGCAGAATGCCGACCGACTGGGCGATCTCCTTGGCTTTGGCCTGGATCTTGTTCCAGATTCCGGTCATCCAGTCCAGGACCTTCTGCGCCTCTTTCGGGAATAGCTTGGATAGCCCAAACAGGGCACCGCCGATCAAGCCGATCGCCACCAGGATCTCGGGGTTGTCCACCAGGATGGAGGCAGCCAGCCCCTTAAACGCGGTGGCGAGTCCGGTCAGCACCACGATGGCCGGCTCGGCGATCACGGCGAACAGTTTCCAGGCGCCGCCGAAGGCGACCACGGCGGCGGTCAGGGCCACGATGTTGACCAGGATCACTTTCACCGGCTCGGGCACGAACATCAGGAGCTTGATCAGCGCAGCGACCGGCGCCAGCAGCACCTGGATCTCCTTGCCCAGCATTTCGAGCGCGGGTCCGAAGCCGCCCGGCCCCATGAGCGTCTTATAGACGCGATCGGCCGCGTCGCCCAGATTCTTGAGGACGATCTGGAAATCGTGCATCGCCGCGCCGGCGCCGCGGGTTTTCTGCTGCATGGCGTCGAGCGCGATGCGTATCGTGGTCATCTCGTCGAACACGCCGGCCTTCAGTGCCTTCTTTACGTCGTCGATGGTCGCCGCGGCACCCGTCTCCTTGCCCAGGGCCTTTTTGAAAGCCTCCCCGATGGCCACGCCCTGCGACGGGAGCAGCCGCATGAGATCCATGGCGGCAACAAATTCCTTGTTCATGATCCGACCGAAAACCGTGACTATGGCGTTCACGTTTTCGATCGAGCCGCCCATGGCCGCAGCCTGATCGCTGATGATCTTCAGCCACGTTGGTATTTCTTTTGCGGCCACGCCGAAGCCCGCCAGCCGGCGCGCCGATTCCTCCAGGTCCTTGAATTGGAACGGGCTCTCTTGCGCGATCGCGGCTACCTTTTCGAGCACGTCCTGGGCGACCTCGGCGCTGCCGGTGAATGCCGCCATGGCCTGCTGCGCCCGGTTCATTTCGCTGCCGATGCGGATCACCTGCTCGGCGAAGCGCGCGATCCCCAATCCGGCGAGCGCGCCCGTCAATTCCTCGAAGGCCTTGGTGGTCTGCTGGACGGAAACGTTGACGCTATTGAGCGCGGTGGTGGTCTGCTGCGCGCTCTTCTGCGATGCGGGGCCGGTCTGCGCCAGCGCCGTGTTCAACGCATTGACATTCGTCTGGGCGTTGGCGCTGTTCAGGTCTACCTGGATGTAGATGTTGTTAGCGGCCACGCTGGGAACCTTTCCGCATCGTTTCCTCGTGGAACTTATTCCGTTCTTCGCTCAGAGAACGCAACCGTAGGAATTCCGGAAACGTAATTTCGCTCAGGCTAACCGTCACGCCCGCCTGCAGGGCGAAGTCGAGATCGATGGTCGAGAGGATCACCTGGCCCGCGGGCGACGCCAGATATTCGTCGAGCAGCAACTCCGGGCACTCGTCGCACGGCTCGGGATCGCGCATCATCGGCACGTAGGGACACTGCGCAGGGCCGGGGCATAGCTGGCTGCGGCGCAGCATCCGGTGGAAGATGAACCTGGGCGACGGCGCTTCCGGCCAGCCGCCGCCGGCTAAAAACCCGACTCGTCATGCTTGGGCACAGCCTCCTGTTCGATGGCCGAGATCACGGCGCGGATGGCCACGTCCTTGTGCAGGTTCGGCACCGCGCCCGCATACCCTTCGGCGCGGCCTGCGCACTTGTCCCACAGGCCGGCGCTCGATTCCAGGTTGGTCCGGATCTCCGAGCGGTTGTACGGCAGCGTGATCAGCCGCGTCGCGCGTTGCAGCATCCGCACCTCGTCCATGGTAGGAATCCTGACGGTGTGCTTCACCTCGCCCATCACGGTCTGCAATTCCACCTCGGCGTCCTCCGCGTGCAGATCCACGTTCAGGACCTCGCAGGTGGAGATGGTATCGATGATGCGGTTGGCCTCGCCCACGGAAAGCGGCGGCGCGCCGTTCAGTTTGATGGCGTCGTAGAGCCGGGCGTCAGCCTCGCCGGTGTCCACCTCCGTCTCGGTGGCTCCGCGGCCCAGGTTCCGCTGCACGATGCGGCGCTTCCGGCGGTGTGCCGCCCACTCGTCATCGGTCGGCCAGCGCACCGTGATGTCGGTCTTGCCGTGGGTGGTGCGCAACCCGATGGTGATCGTGGTACTGCTATCAAACATGATTTATCCCCTAAATCGTTGCCTCACTGAGACTTCCTCGTTAGCATGGCGAATATGCGTCCATTTTTAAGCTGCCTGATGCTGCTCGCCGCCACGGCAT